TCGGTACACCCTGATCCTTAAGGAAGGCAGTTATAGGGTCTTTATTATCAGCCCGAACAGTGCGAATATAGTAATGACTGTGACGAGCGTGTATACCGCTAGCACTATCGACCAGTTGCGAGACAGTTCCGCTTGGCTTAACGCACGTAATGGCGCTAGAATGATTGATGCCAAGACGATCAGCCCACTCACGATTAGTATTAATTGCGACATCTCGTAGCGTCTCCAGAGTATCTGCTAGACCCCCATTGGCGAGAGTCAGCAAAGGGTTGTCCATGATGCCTGTAAGGCTCACTCCCAACAGGCGCTCGTCTTCTGTGTTCTTCTGCCATACCTTACGCAGGTAGGGGAAGTTCGTATAGGTAGATTGGATCGTGCCAAGAATAGTAGCAATCTCAACCTTACGCATAAGTGACGTAAGGTTATCTGTAGCACGAACAACTACTTCCGTCAAGTTGCAGAACTGATACGGACGTAGAATGATCTCACTACACGGGTTGGTTCCCCATTCGTGATTAGGATCACGCCTGCCATTCCGTGTAGCCTGCTTAGCACTAGCCTGCCTATTGAAGATGCCACGCTCACCACTGCCAGACTCGACCAGTGCCATCCACTCACGTAGGAAAGCAACCGAGTCAGGCTTCTCAGTGTAGGCAGCAGAGTTGTTTGCCAGCGCCCGTTGAGGCTCAGTCTCATACCAGTTGCCCGACTTAGCGTATCGCATACGATCATCGCTAAGATTGGACAGACTAATCATGGCACTGCGACGAACACCACCGACGACTACAACCTCACCGATCTTGCACATGATATCATGGCACTCAAGCGATGTAAGCTTGCGACCCTGTGCCCCTTTGAACTTGTTGATGATGAACTTGAACAGTTCGACAAGTGGAGCAGGACCACTGGCACGACCACCAAATGTTTTCAGCTTGGCACCAGCAGCACGAACACGGCTAACATCCCATTTCGGAATCTCACCACTGTACAGGAGCGCAATCATTTGACGCAGAGCCTTAGCCCATCCTTCCTTACTGTCCTTGACGACGACGATAGTCTCACTGTCGAACAGTTGAGGGATGTCAGGAAGCTTGTTGACATACTGCCGCTCGACACTGAACCCGACACCAGTGCCGCACAGAAGGATGAACATAGCCTCATCGAAAGCCTTCGGATCATCTATGGTTAGGTAGCTACAGTTGTAGGCACATGTGTTGTCACGATCCATAGCAGGCCCAGCAGTCATCATAGCCCGCATGGAAGGCATCACATCCAGATTGAGGATGGCATTCTGGATAACTTTGATGACAGAATCATCGCTGATTTTGTTAGCAACGACATTTGATGTGAACCGACTAACAGTTTCAGCCCAGCTTTCACGTCTGTTCTCGCCCTCAATCCAACGGGCATAACGCGAAGCATGAATGAAGGACTGATAGTCGGTAGGTAGATAGTTGTTCATTTTTCCTCCGATACGATCTTGATGTTCCTGATGGTCATGCCGTCGATATCATATACAAATTCCCGTAGTGCTTCTGCAATCTCGTCATCGACATTGCCATCTACGGGAATAGGATAGTCGTCTTCGTCTAGTTCAAGTGTTAGTAGAATTTTTACTAGCATTTAACTCCTCAATAGCTTCAATAGCCTTCTGGCTATACCAGTTGTGCTTACGCATATCCTCAAGATACTTGCCCTTGTACTCAGCGCGATGCTGATACTTGATGGCATTGCCCCTGCAGTACGCAATGTACCCTTCAAGCCCGAGCACCTGACGAATGTAGTCAATGCATTCGATGCTGCCCATGTTGTAGTGCTCGGGTTTGTTGACGGGATCGTACATGTCAGTCTCCTTTGAAGTTTACTTTGATTACGTTGTCCGTGACCTTTTCGATCAGCGGTTTCTCTGTATTGTCGTAGATAGTTTCTGCATACTTGTGAAGCAGTTCGCGGAACCTATCATTATCTTCCATCAATGGCAAGGCCGCAACTGTAAGAGTAGCTAGCCATGACAGTGCCTCAACGTCATCTTTGTTCAGTTGAGTTTCTTCCTGCACAAGAAGGCCAACGTGTACTCCACCTTCCCATCGTCCATCCGACCCTACTTCTGGAGACAGACGAATGATAATGTCGTTGGGGTGGAATATCGAATCTTCTTCTTCACTCATGCTAACTCCTTTTTATTTTCTCGTATGGGAGATGGATAAGTTTGGCGTGATTGTCAGTGCCCTTCTCTTTAATCCAATCCAGCGGGACAATGCGATCATGGTACATGAACTTGTGCTTCTCGCACCACTGTGCATATGTCGTCTTGCTTCCTTTACTTAGCTTGCGCTTGCTGCTCTCGAACACAAAGCGTATGTCCAATGTAGGGTGCTGCTTCTTGATTTCAAGATGCTTGCGTCTGTCATCCGCAGTGAACCTACCTTTGACTTCGATGATAATGCCGTTGTGCATGATGAAGTCTGGCGTATAGGTGCGGTACATGAGGTCTTCCCACTCGATCTTGATTGCCTCATAACGAAACGCTACTTTGTTTTCGCTTAGGTAATCTTTGACAGTGATCTCTAGCCCGCTCCTATAGCCATACTTCTGTGCAGCCTTGAACTGTTTGCTATCCATTACAGCCAAGGATAACTGCGATAGCCAAGCTTCTTAAGCTCTTCGACGATAGCTGCATCTGCTTTCTTACGTGCCTCTACAGCGGCATACAGGCCACCCAACTTCTTTGCATTGAGTGTCCTCTTCTTCTCGTCGAGTTCCTTCTGTAGCTTGTCGATGTGCTCTTGCATCTCACTGATTTCATCATCACCCAGCATCGTCTTCTCCTTTCAGTTTAACATACGCAACAGTCTTCGGATCACGTGCTTGTGATACCTGTTGCGGCAACTCTTGTAACGTAGGCCAGCAGGCAAAGCGGTAGTCACAGAACGAACACATCTTGTTGAGCACCATGTTGCCTGTAGCCTTACCCCTGAATGTCTCAGGCTCGGGTGCAAAGCAACGCTCAAACGTATTGTCCTGCACTGTCTGCACAGTGTCAGCGATCTTGTTCAGTTCCGTGTCAACGTCAAGCCCATCAGCAGGCACATACTTGAAGCTGCCATTGGCCTTGTTGATTACCCACCAGCCACCAGCACGTTTGCCTGCAGCCTTAGCGTAGCCTGCAAGCTGTCCTACGTAGCCGAATGAATCGCCATCTGCGAGTGTTTCATACGACTCAAACTTGTTACGATACGACCAGTCAGAGGCAGACTTAACATCGTCCACTGCGTCATTCATCGTGAGGTCATACGTTCCATTGACCTCAGTATCATTGACTTTCAGTGTCACATGTTGCGATTCCCCAAAGGGGATGCCAGCTTCTACCAGCACCCCCTTGAAGACTGCTTCAACGATGTCGCCCAACATCATGTTCATCACAAACGTGTTGGGCTTGGGCAGTGATGCTTCCGGCTTGTTCTTTTCAAACCAGAGTTGGCAAGAAGGTCTGCCGATATTCGACATACGCAACTTGAATGCATCACTGCCCCGTCCACCACCGAACTGACGGCGAACAGCATCTGCAACGTCTTTCGCAATACGTTCAATGGTGGCCTCAGAGATAGTGGCCTTTCCGTTTGCTGCGTTTTCCAGATACTGATGGATTGCCAGTTCAGAAGGATGTTTCATCAGAACGGAATCTCATCTGCGTCAACGTCAACGAACTCTTCGACAAGTTTCGCATCCACCTTCTCAGACTTGTGAGCGTTCTCATCCCATGCATTGATGATGTACTCGTTGTAGTTGGACACCCAGCCAAGAAAGTTAGCCAGCGTTTCCTGAGTATCGCCATCAATCTCCAGTGCCTTAGTCATGTCGAGTTCAGCGGTAGGCAGATAGAACGTGCTGCCATTGGGCAGGCTACGACCTTCCGTGCCGAACACGATACGATGCTGCACAGGCAGACGACGCATCTTGCCAAGCTTCATAAAGATATCGCCGACAAGCTTGAAGGCATCCTTGTTGTCGATCTCCCAGATAAAAGGCGTAGCCTCAAGCGTCACCTCATTGCCCTGCTCATCCACTGCACCTTGCAGTTCGACAGTTCCAAAGATAACCCGAACACGCTTGATCTGACGGAGTAGGTCTTTCATGTTCTCGGGCAGTGCCTTGAAGTCTTGGATGTAGCCACTCGGCTTGCCACAGTTGAAGCCACCATCATTGTCCTTGAGGTCAATGTTCAGGTTGTCACCCATGACAGTCTTGACGTAACGGCTCGGTGCATTGTTGGTGCCCATGATGAAACGCTTGTGCATGTAGCGTTGCATGTAAGGACGAACAACTGCACGTTCCGCATAGACGACACTGCCATCGGCTTGCTCAAGCTTGAACATGCCAGCAGGGACAGTCTCGACTTTGACACGCTTGCCTTTCACTTCCGTCTCACCCATCACTGCGTTGTGAGAGATACGCATACGGGCAAGGGCGCTGGTCTTCTGCTTCTGGTTAAGCTCGGAAGACATGCCCATAGCCTTAGCCATAGCGGCGAAGTTGTTCGTGTCGATAGTTGCGAGTTGGTTCATATCAGTCTCCTATGTTTGAGGGATGGTAGTTATATCACGCTACGCTTTTAGTGTCAAGCCAGTTGTCGCCTATCTTTGCTTCAAGCAACAACGGCACATTGAAGTCAAGCATCCACTTCTTGTTCACAAGCTTTAGCAGATTGTTGTTGGCCGTGTCAATGACCTTCATAACTTTCTGCTCCTCATCTGGATGCACGTCAATCACGATACTGTCATGCACAGTGTTGACGATGCAGCTTTGCATCTTGTTCATCTCAAGTAAGCGGTCGATGTAGAGCAGGCACAACGGCACGATGTCAGCCGTAGCAAATGCCTGCACTGGATAGTTCTTGATCTGAGTAAAGAACGTCACACCGCCATTGCGTTTACGCTGCACATTGGGAAATGCAAACTCACGCCCTGACGGAATGCGAACCTTACCTGTGTTCAGCACCTCTTTCGCTAGTCGCTCATGCCATGCGGCAATGCCCGAGTATTTCTGAGTGAACTGCTGGTAGTATGAAGCTTCGGCAGGTGTCCTGCCATAGCCACTGGCACCATACAGAGGAGCAAAGGTATGTGCCTTAGCTTCCTGTCGTGACGTAGGCTGGCCTGCATCACTGATGATCTTGGCAGTGTAGCTATGCACATCGAACCCTGTCTTCACTTCCTGTATGGCTACCTCATCCTGCGATAGGAATGCAGCAACACGAAACTCAAGCTGCGCCATGTCAGCTTCCATGATCTTGCCACCTTCCCATCGGGACACGAACACACGCTTCACAGGAAACGTGTTGCCTCTCGGCATGTTCTGCATGTTGGGATCGGCACCTGACAGACGACCAGTTGCAGTCCTGTGTTGCAGCAGCTTCACGTGCAGCATTCCGTCATGCTTTGTATGAGTGGCTATGCCATCGACAAAGCTCGACAGATATGTGTCAACAGCAGAAAGCCTGCGAACTCGTTGCAGGAACTGTAGTGCAACGTCATCGTTACGCGACTTAGCGATTGCCTCAAGAAACTGTAACTCCTCTTTGCTAGTGTTGAACCCATTGGCACTGACCCATTCTTTTCCAACTGGCTTGCACTTCAAACCAGCGATCTGCGATCTGTCATCAGTGAACAGATAGCCAGACCCTTCACATGACGGGCACTTGTTCTCTCTTGCGAAAGGTGTGCCGTCCTTCTTTGTCTTGCGAACAAAGCCACTGCCGTAGCAGGAGTGGCACTGCTCTGCCTTCTGCTTGTATAGCACATCGACATTGCGACTGACTGTCCTGCGGAATGCATTCTCATCCATGCGTTCCTCAAACAGGGCAGGCCATGCTTTCTTGTCTTTGGGTTTGACGCTGTAGATAACCCATGAGAGTTGTTCAGGTGAGTTAAGGTTGATCGGACGATCACCCATAATGCTACGCACCATGTCCTGCAACTCCTGCACAAGCTGTTCCTTCTCAGCTTCAAACTCCTTACGCACACTGTCGAGTGCTTCCATGTTGACGGCAAATCCAGTGCGATAGATTTTGCACAGAAGGAATGCCAGCTTGTTAGTGAACAGCATCGTGTTGTTGAGCGGGGCATCACGATAGCTGTAGCGATCACGCAGTCGCATGAACAATTGCATGGTCGCATTGAGGTCGGCAGACAGATAGGTGGACAACTCGGCGTGAGGTATGTCACGAACCGAGTAACCTTTCTTGAAGTATTCTTTCAGCGTATCCTGCTTCTGTGTAGCCAGTTGATACCGCTCAGCACAAGCTTCAAGAGACAGTGGCTCTTTGTTGCCACGCTGCAACACATACTCCATCAGCATCGTGTCAGCGATGTCTCCGTTGTATGTGAAGCCTGACTCCCACAACCAGATCAGATCGTGCGATGCGTTGTGGCATACAAGCAGCGTCGTCTGATCCAACATGTCTTGCACTATCTGTCTGCCGTTGTCCGTAGGAGCACACTCGGAGTGGTCAAACGTGACAATAGTTTCATCGCCTGCTTCTGCCAGCATACCGACCATGACAAGAGTATTGTCAGGTTCAAACGGATCAAGATGCATCTTGCCGTTGCGTTCAGTCACAGTGTTTTCCACGTCGAGTGTGAGGATCATTGCCGTCTCCTATATATTACCTTCGTGCCAGTAGTCCCAACTGTCGTCGACGATACCTTCATAGTATCGTTTGAGTTCACGTTCAAACTCACGCTCATTGGCATACTGTTCGATGGCACGAACTACTTCTGCACTGGATACATCAAGACGCAGCATGGCGTCAAGCACATCCTTCAACCCATTATCGTCGGGCAGTGCCCACTTTGCCATAGCCTACTCCTCTTGTTAGCCGTGTATAGAACGCACCTTCTGGGCTACGAATGGACGCAATCAGATCGAGCAACTGTTGGTATGACATGATGATCGTGTCCTGTTGTTCTGTATCTTCTGTATACTGTGTAAGATACACTGTGTTGTCTTCATTGATTATGATCTGCACATCGTCATAGCTTGCACTCTCATCAAGGATCGTGACGACTGCATGATCTGGCCTGAACTCAACTGTGTACATCGTGAGGCTTCTGCACTAGTTCGTTATCAAGCACACTGTGGTAGTTGTAGTCACCACTGTAGAAGAGGTAGGCATGTTCCAGATGACGAATGCTTTCTTCGTGATCCTTCATGTCGATGTCCTCATGCATGTGCCGCTTAGGCAAGTCCTTCAGCCTACAGTAATCGTAATACAGCCATGTGATGCTATCCTTAAGACGATGAGAAATCAGAGCATCTGCTGCATCACTATAGATAAAGTCTTTCACTGTATTATACAGAGTAGGTTCAATCATTCTCAGTCTCCTCTTCGGGTTTGCTTTTCAGCAGGATATCGAATGCTTCGTCTGTCGACACTTGAAGCAACGCACAGTAGAGCAGGAATTGCAGGCCAATTTCGCCTACCAATTTATGTGCCCCATGATCCAGATCAAACGAGTAAGTAGCTGATCCATCTTCATTTTCTGTGATGTCATGTAGTGTCAGGGTGAATGCTTCATTCTTCTTTATAGACATCTTGCTCCCTTTCTGTCCAGTATCGCACATAGAAGTGCTCGCCATAATCGTCGATCAGTTTCTGCGGATAGCCATTTGCTACCAGCCATGCCTTTGTGTCTTGCACATCTTTAGGCATTATCTTTGGGAACCCGTAGTGCCACCCGTAAGGTGGATCAACTACAAGATTCATTTCATTAGTGCTTCCCAGCT